CTTCTCCTTCACGGTGATCTCCTTGTGCTTCTCCTTGACCCGTTCGGGCACCAGTTCCCAGAGAGGGGGCCACTCCTTGAGCGCCGGGGCCAGCGTCGAGAAGTTCTCCAGCACTTTGCTCACCCCCTCGGTGAACTCCTTCGACCGCTTACGGGCTGCGTCACACCGGTCCTTCCATGCCTTTACCTCGTCGAGCAGGTCGTTCCAGACAGGGCTGTTATTCAGCACCAGTGCCTGACTGTAGTGGTTCTCCGCTGGTGCTTCGGGCGGCATGGTGCCGGGCCACAGCTTGGGTGCAGAGAAGTCGAAGTAAAGCTCCACAGGGTATGGACCTACCTTACGTATAAGCACCCGGTTTGTCGTGTGAATGAACCCGGCAGGTAGCTGGGCCATGATCGGAGCGTACTCCCCGTAGATAGCGTCGTAGATGTAGTCACCCCAGTGGTGGTCCGGTCGGCTGTCCTCTGCCTTCTTGATGCTATCGCTGAACTTCGCCCTCGCACAGGCAAGAATGTCGGCGATCAGTTCCTTAGTGATGCGAACGGTTGCCATTGTCGTACTCCCTTATGTCTTGGACTGCTGTAAGGATGCTCTCACTGAGGCTGGCGAGGAACGTGTCCTCGCCTAGCCCGGACTGGATACACGCATCCGCACACAGATACGTCAGTGCGGTCAGCACAGTGGGCATGTCATACCCAGAGCACAGGTTACCCAGTTCCTCGGTCAATTCACTAGCGTCGTCGATCATGCCATCATCACCACTTCTCCGAAGGGGGCGCGGTCAGCGCCGTTGGAAACCCACAGCACCGGATAGTCCGGTGCATTACCGAAATCATGGCAGTACAGGTCAGTCAGGAACACGCAGGCAACCGGGTCGATGTCATGCTCTTCTGCGTAGCGGAACACCGGGCTGAATGCCGTACCGCCACCACCATGTGGGCGGATATCGAGATCGTCCTCCGCAGCGTAGCTCTCGTAGTGGGAGACAGTGCTGTCGAAGTAGACCACATGGATACGTGCTGGCAGGCAGTCGTCCTTGACCGTCCTGATCTCGGCAGCAAACTGGTTCAGGGTGTGCTGGTCGATGGAGCCAGAGCAGTCCACTGCGAAGAGCAGTTCACCCATCCGCTCGCCGGTCATACTGGGCAGGTAGAGGCCCTGCGCTGCGAAGATACGGCTGGGCCGAGCATAGGTGCGCTGGTCAGTGCGGGCCTTCTCGATGAACCGTTGCAGCACCTCGCGCCAATCGACCTTGGGTTGCAGCACCTCATCGACAAGTCTCTGCATGTTGGCAGACAGTTTGCCCATCATCTTGGCTGCCTGCGCAGCCTGAGCCACCTTGATTTTCATCTCGGCCTGAGCCTGAGCCTGCTCTGCTGCGTTGCCCTCAGCATCCTCGCAGTCGTCGAAGGGACCGTTGCCATCGGCGTAGCCGCCGCTGCCGTCGTCACCGGGTTGATCTTCGAGGATGTTGAAGATGCCATCACTGGTGCCATTGCCAGCCTGATAAATGCTGGTGCTTTGCAGCCCACCCTCGGGCATCTTGCCGATACCTTCCTGCACCAGAAGCTCGTTGATCACGTAGTCGCAGGCACGGTTCCACTTGCGGGGGTTGCGCTCGCCACGGCGGTAGTTGTGTTCCATCATGGGGTGAAACACCTCGTGAGCGACGAGGAACTTGAGTTCCTCATCAGTCAGCGGGTCGATGAACGCCGGGTTGAACACCACACGCTTGCCGTTAGTCGCAGCAGTGGGAACCGAGTCAGACAACTCGAACGGCATGTTGAGCGTGATGGTGCCGATGAACGGCGACTCAAGGATCAGGCTGGTCTTGGCCTTGGACAGGCGGCGCATCAGCTTGTTGGTGTCAGTCATTGTTTTTCTCCTTATGATCTAGCGAAAGCTCCGTGGTGTTCTTGTCGCGCGCGCTCAACAGCTTCTGCGGCTTCTTCTATGGTCTTGAACGAACCAAGGTACGTATTTCGACCGTTGATAGATAGTTGGGCCTGCCATTTTTTTGCGCTTTTATGCCAAGTTACACCCTTGACTCCCGTCGAAGTGTAACCAGCACTGTTAAAACAGTTTTGCTGGTGGGTGCAGGCTCGTAGATTTTCTATTCTATTATCTGTGCGTACGCCGTTTATGTGGTCTATATATTTAGGTAGCCACCCATGATGGTATAGAAAGACTAGGCGATGCACTGTATAAATCTTATAGTTTATACATATCTGCCTGTACCCTTTACCATTCACAGTACCCGCAGGGTGGTCAATGTGATGGTTGCGTGTCTTATTCCTCCACCACAGGTGGCCATCTTCATACCTCAGTACCGACTGGACATACTCTTGTGTCAGCATAAGCTATCTCCTTACGCCGACGTTATGATATTATGAAACGCTGGTCAACCCGGTTGCATAAAAGTTGACATCAGGTCCATGATCTTGCGTGCTTCGGCTGCGGTATCCTGACGCAGGTCAGGGTCATTGCGCAGGCTGTCGGGGTGGTGGTTGATCAGCTTGGCCTCGACCTCACGGCGCATGGCTTCGAGGTTGGGATCGTCTGCGATGTTGAGGCGTGACAGCAGGTCACAGGTCTCTTGTGCATTGTCCAACATGCTGTCGCGGAAGATACCCTTGGGATCGGCCAGCTTCTCGGTGATGTGCTGGACGTGCTTGTAGAGCCGGTGCCAGCAGTCGTTCATAGCCTCCTGCTGGATGGTTGCCATGCGCCCTTCCATGTCCTCCTGAAGGCGTGCCAGTTCATCGCTGGACAACTCCACACGGAAGTCATTGGTCGGCACGGGGAAAATCCCCATGTCCATGGCAAACTTGTCAGCCACCTTGTGCTTGTCGGGGTAGTCGGCAGCATCGTAGAGATCACCGAGCCACCGCTTGGCCTCATCCACGAGGTCGTCGTAGTTGTCGATAAACATGGTCACGAGAGACTGCCACTCGCCCTTCTCCTTGCGGAAATCCTGCATGAAGGACAGGTAGTTGGCACTCGGCAGGATGCGGGTGCCGTCGATGCCCCAAGGCAGGGTGTTCTTGGCGAACTTCTCACGGATCACGCCGGTCTTCTGGTGGACGTGAGTCAGCAGGTCGTTGAGAGGAAGCAGAGACTTGTTGTAGCGGCCAGCACTGGTGCTGGCACGATTGTTGTCAGCCACTTCCTTGGTCGCCCGCTTATCCAGTTTGCGGGCAGTCCACTGCGAGATCGACAGGGACACGAGAAGGGCACGGTCATTCAGCATCATAGTCATGTCAGTTACTCCGCTAAGTTATTGTTTTCCCACCAGTCTACGCTGTGTCTTGAATACGAGGTAGTCGGTGGGGTACTGCATCGCCAGTTGTTCAAGTCGGGCAAGGGCAGCGCGCCGTGCTGCTCTGCTTGCGTCTATCTGCTCGAGGCGAAACAGCAGTTCGAGCCGTTTGTGGGGCTGACGCTTCAACAGAAACGCCAGCCATGCCTTGGCCTCACTGATTTCCAGTGGACCGACCTCAGAAGAGTACATCTTGATGCTCGATGCTCCACTTCGTGAACGCTTGCGTGTTGCACAGGTCAGGGTTCTTGCGCACCGCCGAGGAGATGGTCAGAACGCTGAACTCGGGCGGCATCCGCTCACTATAGGTGCAGACACGCTCAAAGTTACCGTCAGTTGCACGGTGAGAGAGCGCACCAGACAGAGCGTAGAGCGTAGCCGGATCGGTCGGCACGTCAGCAGTGTTGGGGTTCATCAGGATAGCGTCAGGGTTGGGCAGCTTGCGGAAAATCCGCATGAAACCAACGAACTCTGCCGCTGCACCCTCACCGATGGCACCCTTGAAGCACTCGTACTCCGCTTCGGCAGGCACCACACCGAGGATGTCAGAGATACCCTCGACCCACGAACGGGGCGTCGGGTTGCTGACACGCTGCGGATCGAAGTCATGCAGCAGACCGGGCCGGAACCGCAGGAAGCTGACAACCTCGGGCTTCACGTTGTGGTCGATCATCCACTTGGTGCTGTCGTTGAGGTCGGTCTCGAACTCCAAGGTAGTCTCGCGGTTGGCGAGATGGCTCAGAGTGCGGACAGCACCGGCCCTGTCAGCCTGACGATTGCCAGTGGAGACAATCTGCCAGCCATCAGCCAGAGGTACACCGTGCAGGTCACGAGCCTGACAGATGTGAGCGATAGCCTTCTGGTGGTCAGGGCTAGCTTGGGTGCGGTCGTCGAACAGCAGGATGCCGCCACGTTCAGTACCCGGCTTGCCCTTGTAGGGGAACCAGTCAGGCATCTTGTAGCCGAAGGCCTTGCCCTGTGCCAGCATGTCAGGGGCACCGAAGTCCTCGACCGGAGTGAGCGCAGGATTGCGCAGGATCACAGGAACACCAAGCTCTTCGGCCACCTCATTGACGATGGTGGTCTTGCCGCCGCCCGGAGGGCCGACGATGATCACGGTACGCTGGATGGGGAAGAGAGCCTTGAGTGTTCCCTTGAGAAGTTCTGCACGCATAGATATGTTTCCTTGTGTTGAGCTTATTGTAACTAGTTGTATGACTCACATGACGCCGTCGCCGTAGCCGTAGCCGTCGCCGTCGCCGTCGCCGTAGCCGTAGCCGTCGCCGTCGCCGTCGCCGTAGCCGTAGCCGTAGCCGTTGCCGTAGCCGTTGCCGTAGCCGTCGCCGTAGCCGTTGCCGTAGCCGTCGCCGTAGCCGTAGCCGTAGCCGTTGCCGTCGCCGTAGCCGTAGCCGGTTCTGACTTGTGC